ACTGGGCGCAGAGCAAGATTGATGCACTAGATGCTGAAGCCGACTCAAGGAGCAAAATGAAAAAGATTGAACGCCGTACATTTACAGTGCGCGATGTTGAAGCAAGACAGGCCGATGATGGCACAATGACACTTCGCGGATACGCTGCAGTGTTTAATGAGGCCAGCGTTCCCCTACCATTTATTGAAACAATCGCCCCTGGCGCGTTTCGTAAGACCTTGAGTGAGACACCTGATGTGCGCTTGCTTATTAACCATGAAGGTTTGCCACTAGCTCGCACAAAGAATGGCACCCTAACATTGACCGAAGATGATCGTGGCTTGTTTATGGATGCAACTATTGCAGACACTAATGAAGGCCGTGACCTTTACAAGTTAGTTGAGCGCGGAGATGTTGACCAAATGAGTTTTGCTTTTCGTGTGATTCGCCAAAAATATAATGATGACCGTTCGCAGCGCACACTTACTGAAGTTTCACTAGCAGATGGAGATGTTTCAATAGTCACATATCCCGCCTACCCGCAAACTAGCGTTGAGGCGCGTGAACAGATGCGAGCAGCATTACAGGCAATGAAGGAAGGGCGCGACATAAGCCCTGAAGCAATGAACGCACTCAAGATGATTTTTTCTGATTTATCAGAGGGTCACGAATACATAATGAGATCGCTAGAAATGATGAGCGAGTTTATGGAAACAGAGGATTCAACTTACAAAGATGAGGATGAAGAAATGAACAACCGCGCAGTAGATGTTGTTGGGGATTATGTTTCTTGGGATTCATCGGGTGGAACTGCCCGTGGTCGTATCGTTCGTGTTGTACGCGAAGGCACACTACAGGTTCCTGAGACAGATTTTACAATCAATGCTGAAGATGATGACCCAGCCGTTTTGATTCGCCTATACCGCGAACTGCGTGATGGGTATGTTGCAACAGATACCCTTGTTGGTCATAAGGCATCAACACTTACATCTATCGGCACACTACCTGAGCCAAGTGCAGAGGCTGCCCGCAAGATTTCATTGCGCCTTGCTCAAGCAATTATCAACAACACAAAATAAGTTTCTGCTGCACAAGTAGCAGATCGAAGTCGGAGCAAATCCCACACCTTCGGGCCGTGGAGAGCATTGCCACCACCTCAAACAATTACAACACTCATAGGAGAATCATGTCAAAGGCTTATCTTGATGTAGCTCTTGAGCGCCGTGATGCAGTTAAGGCAGAAATGGATGCAGTTCTTGAGGCAGTAGCCGCAGAATCACGCACCGACTTAACTACAGAGGAAACCGATAAGGTTGATGCTCTCGTTTCAGAGGCACGCGCACTAGATGCAAAAATCGAAAAGTTCACAACACAGGCAGCAGCAGATGCAAAGGTTGCAGAAATGCGCTCATCAGTTGCAGCAGTAATTACACCTCGCGTTGGTGGAACATCAATCACACGCGAAGAACGCACATACACACCTGAAGCACCTGTTTCATTCGTTAAGGATGTTTTCAATGCTCAAGTTCGTGGTGACTATGCAGCGCAAGAGCGCCTAGCACGCCACACACGCGAAGAATCAATCGAGCGCCGCGATGTTGATACATCAAACTTTGCTGGATTAGTTGTTCCACAATACTTAGTTGAACTCGCTGCACCATTGGCACGCGCAGGCCGACCAACTGCAGATTTTGCAACTTCAAAGCACACACTACCGCCCGCTGGAATGTCGCTAGAAATTAGCCGCATGACAACAGGCACATCAACTGCAATTCAGGAAACTCAGAACACTGCAGTATCAGAAACTGATGCCGATGATACACTGCTCAGCATCCCTGTAAGAACCATAGCGGGCCAGCAGGATCTATCCCGACAGGCGATCGAAAGAGGAACAGGCATTGACACATTTGTTGTTGCTGACCTAATCCGTTCATGGCACACAACACTTGATAACCAGGTTCTAAACGGAACAGGCTCAAACGGCCAGTTCAAGGGAATCCAAAATTCAGGTGGAAACGCAGTAACATTTACTGCAACAACACCAACAGTTGCTTTGCTATATCCAAAGTTGGCTGATGCAATTCAAAAGATTCAGTCAAATGTCTTTGAGACACCAACACACTGGATTATGCACCCACGCCGCCTAGCGTTTCTACTCGCAGCAGTAGATGGCAGCAATCGCCCATTAGTAGTTCCTACTGCTGGTGGACCAACAAACGCCGTAGCAACTGGCGCAGGCGCAGCAGGATACGCCAACTCAGGTTACTCAATGATGGGCTTGCCAATCATTGCTGATGCAAATGTTGTAACTAATCTCGGTGCAGCAACAAACCAAGATCAGATTTACTGCGTAGCAGCAACTGAAATGCACCTTTGGGAGCAGCCAGGATCACCATTCGCATTGTCATTTGATGCAACTGGTGCCTCATCTCTCACAATCAAGTCTGTTGTTTACGGATTTGGTGCCTTCTCTGCAGAGCGTTACCCACTAGCAGCCTCAATTATTTCAGGCACTGGTTTGGTAGCACCAACTTTCTAATCGAAAGTTAACAAATTGTAAGAGGCGGGTTTTTCTCCCCCGACTAACCCGCCTCTTACTTCTTAAATGATTCGGGGGAATCTATGAAATCAGCACACAAGGTTTCAATCGGAAGTTGCGACCCAGGAACAGTTAACGGAGGGTTTGCATTTAGTTTAGTTCAAGTTGCTCAATCACGATCAGCACGACTTGGCCCATTCATTCGCATCAAGGGTTCAGGCTTGCTTTCAAAGCAACGCAATCGTTTGGTCAAGCAATTCTTAGAAACTAAATCTGACTGGTTGCTGATGATGGATTCAGATGAGCAACTATCTGTTGAAGCATTTGATAAGTTAGTTGAAACGGCGCACGATAAAGAGCGCCCAGTTGTAGCAGGGTTGGTATTTGCTAGTTTTGAAACAGGCTATCCATACCCACAACCAGTGCCAACGATTTTTCAAGATGCACCTGAAGGTTTCTTGCCACTAAATAAGTACGATAAAGACTCAGTTTTCCAAGTAGATGCCGCAGGCACTGGATGTTTGCTCATCCACCGAAGCGTGCTTGAGGCAATTCAGGAAGATGCCGACCCACACCAGGGAAAAGATTGGTGCTGGTTTTGGGATGGACCTATCAACGGTGAATGGATTGGCGAAGATTTACAATTCTGTCGCAGAGTTCGCTCACTAGGTTTTCCAATCTATGTTCACACTGGCGCGATACTGCCTCACTCAAAGAGCTACTGGTTAGATGATAGGCAGCACGATATATGGAACGCATAAAAAGAATTTTAAGAATTAAGGTAAAATCAAAGGAAACCGCTACCGCCGTTCCACAACTGGAACGCGCAATGCTTCCCAAAGTAGAAACGAGAACCAAGCGTGGCGATCACTAATGGGTATGTAACCCTGAATGAAGTCAAGGATGCACTCAATCTTGAGGATTCAATTGACAATGCAGCCCTTGAAATGGCGATTGCAACCGCTTCACGCCAAATAGATGATTATTGTGGCCGTTTCTTTTACAAGGACGGTACCACTGCGGTACCAGTCATCCGCTACTACACACCGACTGACTACTACATCTTGCCTATTGATGACTTTGTGAGCATCAATCAGATTGCAACCGATGATAATTTTGATCAAACATACGGCACAATTTTTGCTGCAGATGATGCAATGTTTGAACCTGTCAATAATCCTTCTCGCGGGTGGCCAATGTCGCGCTTACTCGCCGTTGGCTCTTATGTTTTCCCATTCAACTTGCCACAATCAGTGCGAGTTACAGGTGTCTTTGGCTGGTCAGCGGTGCCTTATGAAGTAAAGACCGCCGCAAAGATTCAAGCATCTCGCCTGTTCCTGCGTAACCAGTCACCATTTGGAATTGCTGGCAATACAGATTTAGGAACAGTGCGATTGGCTGCCAAACTAGATGCCGATGTAGAGGCACTACTGCGCCCCCTACGCAAGAACAATGGCTTGGCTAAGTAATGTTGCCTAGTGAGGTTAGAAATGGCTTAAAAGCCAACCTAGAGACTATTAAAGGGATGCGTGTTTACGAACTAATCCCAACGGTGCCAGTGGCACCAGCAGCCATTGTTGGCCAGTTAGATTTCACCTTTGACTTAAATAATGCCCGTGGACTTGACCAGGCAAACCTAGATGTTGTTGTTTTGGTGCAGCGCTTTACAGAGCGTTCAGGCCAAAACGAACTTGATAAGTACCTTGCAGGTAGCGGGGATTTCTCAATCAAGGCAGCAATTGAATCTGATCTAACTCTTGATGGGGCTTGCAGCACTTTGCGGGTCACATCTGCCGAAGCGGGTAATTACTCATCAGGCGATATTGAGTTTCTTTCGTACCGCTACCGAATCACCGTTTACGGATAGGAGAAAAATGAGCTACATAGTCACATCGGATGTATTTGCGCCGAAGAAGAAAGGTGAGTCAATCACCGAGAAAGAATTGCTTGAACTTGGCCTCAACATTGATGCCCTAGTTGCAGGCGAACATCTAAAAAACACCGCAGCAATCAAACCAGTAGAGGAAGTAAAATAATGCCACGCATAGTATTAACGGATGTGTCAGTTACAGTAAATGCTATTGATCTCTCTCAATTTTTAACTAGCGTTACACTTACAACAAGTGTAGATGTTGTTGAAACTACAGGAATGTCAAGCTCAGCAACAAAAACCAGGCTGCCTGGCTTAAAAGATAATTCTGTAACGCTAGAATTTAATCAGGACTTTGCAGCAGCAGGTCCTGAAATCACAATCAACGCAATTGGCTCATCACTTGTTGGAACAGTAGTTCCTATTGTAATCAAGCCAACATCAGGTGCAGTCAGTTCAACAAACCCTTCATACACTTTTTCAGCGGTTTGTTCAGAGTGGCAGAATCTTCAAGCTGGCGTGGGCGAGCTATCAACGATTTCTGCGACTTGGCCAATCACGGGCGCAATTACAAAAGCCGCTTCATAAATGCCACGCCTTGTTCTCAATAACGCTTATGTGCTATTTGCAAGCAACGATATTTCGGAGTTTGTAACACAGATAGAATTGAAAACAAGCGTGGATACAATTGACACAACCCAAATTGGCGCACAATCAAGAACGCGCCAGGCAGGTGTGTTTGATAACTCTGTGACTTTTCAGTTCAATCAAGATTATGCCGACAATGCCCTTGAAGAACTTGTCAATGGTACTTCAATGGCAAACACAACAGTTGGAACTGCAGTTGCAATGCAGATTAGGCCAGTCAATGCTGCGGTCAGTGCAAGCAATCCAAAATATACATTCAACGCGGTTATCACCGAATGGCAATCTGTATCGGGTGAATTGGGAAGCCTATCCACTGTTCAGGTTTCCTGGCCAATCTCAGGCAACATAACAAAATCAATCACATAAACTAGGGGGAAAAGATGGATGGATTATCAGTTAAAGTAAAAACAACCGATGGTGTTGAGGCTTCTTACAAGTTAACGCCTCGCATCATCGTTGCATTTGAGCAAAACTTTGGCGCAGGTATGCCAAAACTTCTAGGTGAGCAACAAAAAGTAGAACACATTTATTGGATTGCGTGGAAAGCCCTTCAGGTTGCTGGAGTTGTTGTTCCAGTTTTCGGCCCTGCCTTCTTAGATACTCTCATCAGCGCCGAATTGGATGCTGATGAATCTTTCGAATCCACCGCAACAGTCTAACTTATACGATTGCAGCCGTTGCGGTTGAGACAGGTATTCCAATCAGTGATTTGCTTGATGCGCCTGAAGGTATCCTTGAAGCAATCACGATTTATATGAAGGAACGAGCTAAAGCCAATGGCGGATGAAGTAATTGTTCTTTCAGGTATCAAAGAAACTATTGATGCTCTTAAAGAGTTTGACAAAGATGCAGTTAAGCGCTTCAACAAGGTTATCAATACCGAACTTGCAGGCGCAGAGCGAGATGCCAAAGCATTGATTGCAGGCGTTGCTGGTTACAATGATGACAATACCCCTATGAGTGGCTGGCGCAAAGCCGATGCAGCCAAACCTAGCAAAACTGTTAGAGGTGGCAAGGGTTGGCCTGGTTGGGATACTGGAGTTGTTCAATCAGGCATTAAGAAAACAAAAGTTCAGGGCAAGGTTCGTGGCGATTACACAACTAGCGCAGGCGCACTTCTCAACAAAACTGCAGCGGGTGCCATCTTTGAAATTGCAGGTAGGAAAACTAAACCAGGGTTCGGTGGCGGTTCGGGCAGTCAATTCTTACGAACATTGGCCAACAGATTTGGCAAGGCCTCGCGTGTAGTATGGCGCGTTGTAGATAAAGACAAAGACAGAATACAGGCAAATGTGGCGCGGGCGCTTGAACAAGCAAAAACCGATTTACAGAAACATCTACAGGGAGAGCGAGCTAAATAAATGGCAGTTGGCGCAGTTGTAGCCCGCATACTCACCCAGTATTCCGACAAGGGTTCAAAGGCTGCTCAAAAAGACATTAAAAAACTTGGTGCAAACATTGATAAGTTTGCAAAAAGGTCAGCAAAAGCCTTTGGTATTGCTGCCGTTGCATCTGCCGCCTTTGCAGCCAAGATTGGCAAAGATGCGGTTCAGGCTGCAATTGCAGATCAGAAATCTCAAGCCTTACTTGCTAACTCATTGCGTAACACAGTCGGGGCATCAGATGCGCAGATTGTCAGTGTAGAAAAAAATATCACGGCGCTTCAAAAGCAATTTTCAGTAGTCGATGATGAGTTAAGACCTGCCTTTGGTCGCTTGACTGCAGCCTTTGGCTCAACTGCTGCCGCACAAGAGGCGCTACAAATAGCTTTAGATGTAAGCGCCTTTGCAAGTGTTGATTTAGCAACTGCATCTGATGCAATCATTAAAGCAAGTCAAGGACAAAATAAGGCTCTATCTAAACTTGTTCCTGGTATTGGTGCTGCAACATTGGCAACAAAAGACTTTGGGAAGATTACAGATAAGGTTTCAAAGATTGTAGGCGGTGCTGCTGCTACTCGCGCAGGCACCCTTGAAGGTAAAATGGCTGGCCTAAAAATTGCATTTGGCGAAGCGATGGAAACTTTGGGTTATGCGCTTTTGCCAGTTCTTGAGAAGTTTGCCACGATGCTTACAACACAGATACTGCCAAAGGTTGAAGCCTTTGTTGCACTTAATAAAGACAAGTTAGCGGCAGGATTTGCAGTTGCTGCAGATATGGCCTTCAAGTTGCTTACAACTGCAATTGCCTTTTCAGACTGGTGCGCAAATAATTTTGGTGTTGTAAAAGGTATGGCAGTTTTGATTGCTGGAATGTTTGTTGTGGGTCGCATTGCAGCCTTTGTAACCGCAATTCAAAGCCTCATTGGTGTATTTGCACTATTGCGAACAACCGCAATTGGAGCAGCAGTAGCAACCGCATTTGCAACAGGCGGTGCAAGCATTGCGTTAGGTGCTGCAGCACTTGCAACAGTTGGACTTGGCATTTACACAGTAAATGGAATGGTAGGCGAAAACGCTAATAAGGGTGGTACCGCTGGTAAAAAGGGAGTTAGCCCGCGTGGTAATACTAACAACCGCGATTTTAGCGTTACACCTTACTCACCTGTTACTAATGCTCTTAGTAATTTTACAACTGGCCTTAATAAAGCAACTGCAGCAACAAAGAAATCAATGAATGATGAAATCAATGCTGCTGCTGCAAAGAAAAACTTAGAGCGCCAAAAGATGCTTTCAGGTTCAACATCACTAGCAGTTGGCGGGGGTCGCAAGTTGTATATGCCAAATAGCGGTGTAAATGTTGCAGTTAATGTTCAAGGCTCAGTTACTACTCAACAAGATTTGGTAACAAGTATTGTCAATGGCATTGAAAGAACAACACGCCGTAGCTTTGGAAGCGTTGGAGCGTTTGATAGAGTGGCAATTCTGTAATGCCAGCATTTGATGGTACAACTTCGCCAGCAGTAACAATTCAATTCTTAATGAGTGGCTCATTTGTCACAGTTGCAACCACTGATGTAATCAGCATAAACATCCGCCGTGGTCGCACTCGACAAAGTGAGCGCGACCAATGCGGCACTGCCGACATTATTCTCAACAACTTCAGCGGTATCTATAACCCTGATGCGACCAGCGGCACTTATGTTGTCGGCGGTGTAAGCATTTTGCGTGATGGCTTACAGATGCGCATTGTGGCTACAATCGGTGGTACCGCATATAATCTTTACTACGGATTCTTGGAAACAACAAGAGTAGATCAGGGCGAAGCGCCAGCGGTAACAATGACTTTTGTTGATGGCATTGCCTACATCGCCGATGCCCAGGCACCAGCACTTGCTGCTGCCGCAAACGCTGAAACCGCAGCCACACGCGTTGGCCGTATGTTAGACATTGTGGGCTGGCCAAGTGGCGCATCACGCTCACTGACAGGTTCAGTGGGGATGCTTGCCACGGTGCAGAATCAATCTTGTATGGCGATGATTTACCAGGCAGTTGATTCAATCGCGGGGCGTTTCTATATCTCACGCGACAATGTTGCAACTCTTGTGCCTCTTGCTAACAAATTTTCACGCCCAACGCAGTTGCTCTTTACTGATACAGGTGCAAGCAACACCGTGGGCTACATGGAACTTTACACAAACCCTGGTACTTACTTTGTAGTTAATCAGGCGGTAGTAAATCGTGGCAATGCCAATAAGCAATACACATCAACCTATAACCCAAGCAAGAACGCATACGGTATTGCTAAAAATATTTTTGATGCACCTGTTGCTACAGATAACAATGCGCAGAATCTAGCTCTTTATGAGTCACGCAAATTAGCCGAGCCGCTTACCTATGTTGAGCGCATTGACTTTAACGCACTGGCACTTGCCGATTATGGTGCTTTGTATCCTGATTTTCTAGCAACAGAATTAGGTGATCAAATAAGCGTTGTGCGCTCAGGCACTCAATACAACCTAGTGGTCGAAGGTATGGCGTTTTCAATTATGCAAAACAATTGGATGATGTCCTACACAACCAGCGCAATCAACCCATATTCAATTACAATTTAGGGGGTAACAGATGCCATTATGTCCACAAATCACTAACACCCCAATTACTGTTTCTTTAACTGCTGATTTTACTGTTACAAATGTGGTGCCAGTTCTTCCTGCAAATACTCAGCAACTTGATGAAGTAATCGTGTTGGCTGATGGCAAAACAAAAGCCTTTTACCAAGCCACCGCGCCAACTGTAGGTGTCAGCGAAGGTGACATTTGGTTTGATACCGATGATGGCAACAAACAGTATTATTACAATGGCACCGCTTGGGTATCAGTTCAAGATACCGCTATTGCGGCAGCAACCTCGGCAGCAGCAGCAGCAACTGCGGCATCAGCAGCAGCGGCAGCAGCAGCGGTTGCAGCTCAGACAACTGCAGATGGCAAGAACAAGGTATTCCGCCAAACTTCAGCGCCAACAGCATCGGCCGCAGGCGATCTTTGGTTTGATACTGATGACGACAATCGCATTTACCGTTGGAGTGGTAGCAGTTGGGTAGCAAATGATCTTGGTACAAATGCCTTAGCCAATTTTAGTGCCAACAAAATTACTTCAGGAACAATTGATGCTTCAGTAATCACCGTTTCCAACATCAACGCTGGCAACATTTCAACTGGCACATTGGCCGCAGATCGCATTTTGGCAGCAAGTATTACAGGCGCAAAGATTGCTGCCAATACAATTACTGCAGCCAACATCACTGCAGGCACAATTACGGCAACTGAAATTGCTGCTGGAACAATTACGGCTGCAAAAATCGCTGCTGGAACCATTACTGCGACCGAAATTGCTGCAGGCACAATTACAACTGACAAACTTGTTGCTGGCACTCTTACAGGTTTCGTTGTGCAAACAAGCGCAGGTTCAAATGCGGTGATTCTCAATGGTGGTTCCAACGCTATTCAGTTTAAAAATGGCGGTAGTGTTCTTGCCAATATGGTGCCACTTGGCAGTGGCGGGCTTCTTATGCACTACGGAACTACGCCTGACCCTAGTGGTGGTGCTTTTCCACAAATCTTTCTTGGTTCTGCCAACATCTCACTCAATGTTAATAAAACTGGTGGAGGAGGTATTAACACCATTGCAGTCAATGGAGATTATATTTCTCTTAGTGCTACTTATACTTATGCTAGAGAAAGATTTTATGTTGAAGATACTTCTATCTCAACGGCTGCACCAAATGGTCGCATTGACTCTGATGGTAGAGTAAGAAGAACAACAGGTTCAAGTATAAGATTTAAAGACAATGTTGTTGATTTAGTAACAATTTCAGAAATTGGTCCAAGCAAATTACTGGAATTACCTGTAAGAGCCTTTAAATTTAAAGCTGATTATTTGGATTCATTGGATAATCGAGTCAATGTAATAGTTCCTGGTTTCATTGCTGAAGAAATGGATAATTTCTACCCAGCAGCAGCCGATTATGATACTGAAGGCAATCCTGAAAACTGGAATGAACGCTTTATTATTCCAGGAATGTTAGCTTTAATCCAAGATTTATACAAAGAAGTTCAAACACTCAAGGGGGAATAAATGGAACAAGAAGTGGATATTCAAGAAGTTCTAAAGAATATGCGTGACACCATCGGCGTACTCGCCCAGGAAAACGCAGTCTTGAAAGCACAACTCTCATCATCTAAGTAGAACGGGAAACCGCGCAAATGACACCAGCAAACTGGGCTGGCCTTATCGTCTCAATCATCGCAATCATTAGTGCCTTTGCAGGCTCAGTGCGTTGGCTTGTAAAGCATTACCTCAATGAACTCAAGCCCAATGGTGGCAGCAGTTTGAAAGATGCAGTTAATCGCCTTGAAGTGCAAATGGACATTGTGCTTGACCTATTGGCAAAGAAGTGAAGGCAACGCCAGCGGCAACGGCAGTGCTACGCCAGGCCACCGCCCTGAAGCCATTGCGCAAGAAGTTATCAGATGGGCTTTTGCCATCGGCTGCCCACCAGGTTCAAAATCCAAAGTCAGATCATAATACTGGCCTAGCCGTGGACTTGACCCACGACCCTAAGAACGGCATTGATTGTGCCAACATATTTGAGCAGTTGAAAGATGATAAGCGCGTTGATTACTTAATTTTCAGCGGCAAGATTTGGTCAAAGGCAAGAGCTAAAGAAGGCAACCGCAAATACACAGGTTCAAACCAGCACAACAAGCACCTTCATATTTCAATCAAGGCAGAGTTTGCCAATGACACTTCACCGTGGTTTTGGTGGATGAACCAGCCCAAAATAATTACACAAATCGGTGCTAAAATCGTACCGATTCCTGCTAAAAAAGCATACAAAGCCGAAGTTTGCACTTGCTGCAAAGTTCACGGCAAGAAATAAGGGAGCAATCAAATGGAACAATTCAAGCAAATCGCACTTTCTTGGTTTCGCGCAGCAGCAGCGGCAGCAATTGCCCTATATCTTGCAGGCGAGACTGATCTAAAGACTCTTGGAATGGCTGCCCTTGCTGGCGCTGCTGGTCCAATTCTTAAGTGGCTAGATTCATCAGCCGTAGATTTCGGCAGAGGCTCAAAGTAATCCACCCTTAAATTTTGGAGTAATTAAATGGCAGGTCAATACAACTTCACAATCGAGCAAGGCGCAACTTTCAATCTTCTTATGACTTGGAGAATTGACAATGTAGCAGTTAACCTAACTGGTTATACTGCCCGCCTACAAGCACGCATTGATGTTGATGAAACTGACACAATTCTGTCACTTACAACAGGTGCTGGCATTACTCTTGGCGGTGCCGCTGGCACAATCAGCTTAGATCAGACTGCAACACAAACTGCCCTATTACCAAAGGGTGAGTATGTTTATGACTTAGAATTACAATCAAGCGGTGGCATCGTCACCCGCTTACTACAAGGTGAACTCAACATTTCTGCAGAGGTGACTCGATAATGGCCACAAGCGTTGTAACGATTAACACTGAAGATATTGATGTCACTATCTCTAATGCACAAGGTCCTCAAGGTCCTTCAGGCCCTGCTGGTGCAACTGGAAGTATCGGCGCAAGCGGTGCTACTGGTGCGACAGGTGCAACTGGAATTCAAGGAAATGTTGGAGCCAGTGGAGCCACGGGCGCAACTGGTGTTCAGGGTAATGTTGGTGCGACTGGTGCAACAGGAAATGTTGGTCCAACTGGAGCAACTGGCGTTATCGGTGTCAGCGGCGCGACTGGAGTTACAGGTCCAGTTGGTGCAACAGGAAATGTTGGCGCAACTGGTCCAACAGGTGTTTCAGGTGCGCCGTCAACTGTACCTGGTCCAACTGGTGCTACTGGAATTCAAGGCAATGTTGGTGCGACAGGTCCACAAGGAAATGTCGGAGCAACTGGAGCGACTGGAAATGTCGGAGCAACTGGTGCGACAGGACCTCAAGGTGTAATTGGTGATACTGGAGCGACAGGTGTTGCTGGAGCAGTTGGAGCTACTGGAGCAACAGGTGTTGCTGGAGCAGTTGGAGCAACTGGAGCGACAGGTGTAAGTGGAAGTGTTGGCGCTACAGGTGCGACTGGAAATGTTGGAGCCACGGGTGCAACAGGTCCACAAGGTCAATCTTCTTCTT